GTTGGTGACAACGCGCCGATTGATAGTACCCGAGGTTCGATTATTTTCGACAAAAGTCTTAAATAAGAGAACCAAGGGATCAATCGGTGTTATCACATCTGTTCCAGAAATATTCATCAATGTTTTGGAAGAGTATATGGGAGATATAACCACGGATTATACCATATCTGAAATGGTTAATCAGGTTGTGAACCTTCATAACCAATTAATCAAAGATAATGGCATAATACATGGAACTAAACGGTATAATACAATCCGTTTATATATCATCTCATCTCTTGAAGGAAAAGATCCTGAGAATCCGCCATTTTTGGCAGTTTCAAAGGTTCATAAGTTCCCCTCTAGCTGTTTTAAACTATTAAGTTTATATCGGCTAGCTAAAGAACAAAGATGTCCCAAATCTGATCGTGTCATCCGATCACTCTTCTATATTAATAGATTAGTTAAGGATAACAATGAATTAGATTTAGGAATAATACTTAGATCGTTTGAAGTTGATACCAAATTCCAAAATGAATTTAGGAATTACCTTATTAAATGGAAACTTGATCAAAATTATATTGATCATGAACCCTTTGATATGGTAACCGAACCAACTGAAAAAGTTGCAAGGTCTGGTCCCAACGGTAAACCTAAGTGGGAAACTGCTGATAAAGAAGCAAAAGCTTTAGTCAGTAGTCCACTATGGGAATACTATAAACGATTATCTGATTTGACAGGTAACCAAAACTTATGTGATATGATTCAGAGAATTGCAGAATTGCAACCTCATGATCCATCCATTCGTTTACGTTATCTTACTTCAATAGCAGATAAAGGTAATAAAAGTAGAACAGTAGCAATTGTAGACTACTGGACTATTATATTACTAAATCCACTTATGAAGGTCATTCAGAGCCTAATTATTAAATATTTCCGACGATACAACTCATTGAGATCACATGAAACAGGTTTTGAAAATCTGCGGAAAGCTATACGTCCAGGAATTAAATCGTATGATATTAGTTCTTGGACTGATGCTTTTCCAGCTTCATTACAAAAGATTGTCCTTGAGGAGTTAATCAATTATGATTTAGCTCATTCTTGGTATAATCTTGTTGTATCATGTGATTGGACCGTTAAAGGAAAATCCGGTAGTGTAAAATATGCTACTGGACAAGGTATGGGTACACCAGGTTCATTTGATATTGCCACATTAACAGATATGTTATTGTTAGCATTCATATATCATAAATATTATGGAATCGATATCTATCACCCTGATTATCAACAACCTGACAAACAACTGTTTGAAAAGGTTGGGGATGATCTATGGTGTTATGATC